AGATCGTCCAGCTTGGCCAGGCCCGCGCGATACTTTTCCAGCGGGGTCGTGCCATCCGCAACCGCCTTGTTAAGCCGCTCGACCTCCCGCGCAATGTCCGACAGCCCGGCAGCCTCGGCACCGCCAGCCCTGCCGCCACCGCCGCCGCCGCCCGAAATTCTTGGACTAGGGGTGAATCGCAGGCCCGCCCCACGCACCGGGGGCGCAAAGGCCCCGCCGCCAAACTGGACGCGGCTGCGCACCGAATCCGGGCCGGAAGATTGCCCGGTGCGGCCCAGTTCCCGCTCATAGGCCAGCGATGCCGCCGCCTGCGCGGCACGGAAGGTTTCATCGGCCAGCGAGACGGCCATGTTCCGCGTCAGGGCATAGACCTGATACGCGGCAATCATCTTGTCGCGCAAAGTCTCTGCCGCTGCCCATTGGTCGCGGTAGGAATTGCGAATTTCATTGGCCCGCAGACGCGCGGCCAGACCCAGGTCTTGCTCGGTCTTCAGTTGCTGCAGGGCAACGTCAATTTCCTCAATTCTTATGGTCAGGGCATCGCGTTCGTCTTCCGCAGCCTGGCGGAAACCAGCGGCGCGGTTCGCTTGCAGCGAGTCGATCCGCACAAGGATTTGTTCCCGCTCTTGGGTCAGGCGGTTGATCTCATTCAGGGCGCTCTGCTCTGCCTCTCCTGACGCGCCACTCGCGGCAATCTCCCGCTCAAGCCGAAGCGCGCGGGTCGATTCCGTCAGGCCGTCCATCATCGATTTAAGGCGTTCCGTTTCCGCAGTAAGGGCTGCGCTGTCATCCTTGGCCTTCATCGCCCCGGATGCCCATTGGAAAAGCGCGCCACCCCCTGCAATCACGCCAATGGTGACAAGCGAAATCGGCGAGATCAGCGATTGAAACGCAGTCAGAAGCAGCGGGCCAACCGTTCGGATGTTAGCCCCCATCGACGTGAACACACCATTCAGCTGCGAACCCTGCTGCACCGCAATCAGGAACGGCGATTGCCCACCCGCCAGCTGCACCCCGATGTCCTGGAACTGCGCCGCGATATTGCCGGTCTGCGCCGACATGCCGCGGGCAAAACCGTTGAACCTGTCGGCGCTGACAGACGCGGTATTTGCGGCGGTCGAAACCCCGGCCAGTTCCGCGCTCAGGCGCTCCATATTCCGGTCGTACAGCGCAGTCGTGATCACGCCACTCTTGAGCGCTTCGTCCAGAAGCCTGACCTGTCCCTCGTATTTTTTTGACGCATTATAGAGCGGATTGAAGCGCTTCGACAGAAATTCGATTCGCTTTTCGAACACCGCCGCAGACTTCTCGGCACCTTTCAGGCCCCTTCCGACACCTGTGTCAATGTCATCGCCGGTTTTGCGCGCCTTGCGCCCGGTGACATTCATCCGTTGCTCAAGGCGTTTCAATGCCCGATCGGCATCACTGATGCCGGCCTGCAATTTGGCCGTACCGACCGACATTTCCGCATGCAGTCCGGCGACCGGGATTTGCGTCATGGCTGACTCCGCAGGGCAAGGTGGATCAGATATCCGCGCGCCAACTCATCATCGACTGCGGTGTTTACCTCTGCCCGTCTTTCGGGCAGGGGTTCGTATTTGGGCAGGCTCTTGGGGTCGTGGAACGCGCGGGCAATGTTATGCGCCAATTCATTTGACGCGGCCCGCGTGCGTTCAAATTCTGACCTTACCCGCGCCGATGTGGCGCTGATCACAAGGTTGGCCTCGGAAACGGTCAAACCCCAGAAGTCGTTTGGGGCTTGGCCCGCCTGAACCCAGATCGACCATAGGCCGTAGATCAAGTCGCCGCTTTTTTGCGGCGCGGCGCGTTTCCCTCAGCACTCCCCGGCTTTTCGCCCGTCAGGTCTTCAAGACAGTTGGCCAGCACCTGGCCAACCATTTCCAGCGACCGCGCGATGCCGATCTTTTCCATCAGCTCCATCGCATCCGCTTCGGTTGCCTCGGTCTGCAGCGCGGCCCAGAACAAACGCCCCGCCCGCCGCATGTCCGAGGCATCCCTTTGCACGGCCTCAATCGCCGCGCCGATGGTCTCGCCGCTGCGGTCCTGATACCGCACCATCGCCCCCATCGACAGGCGCAGGCTGTACGACTTGCCGTCGTGATCAAACGAAACCGATTTCACGCGCCGGCACCCTTGGTCCAGGTCACCGGCCCGGTGGTCCGGATCACCACCGACATGCCGATCAGCGCGCCGACATCATCCGCCTGAATGGATGGCGTCGGATAGCCCTGGAATTCGAACAGATCGCCGGTTGTCTGGCCCGGTGTCAGCGGCATCGTCACCCGGTAATAGGCCGGCGTGTTCGATGCCTGGTCGGCCAGCTGCTGCTCATACCCCAGCGGGGTATATCCGGCATTGACCGTGATTTCGCCCGCGTCTTTCAGGCCCTTCACATACTCCCGGAACCCGCCGACAGAATCCAGGCTTGTCGCATCCTGGTACTCCGTCGACACCTGCGGCACCGCCAGCCCTTTTGCCTCCGGGATGCGGGTAAAGCTGTTCGCAGCCCCGGTCAGCGACCGCTCGACCTTGCCGCCCCAGGCGATTGTCTGTTTCGTCATTGGCTTTCTCCTCAGCCGAAGTGATAGTTGATGATGAAGTCCATCGTGACCCGGTGGTTCTGGGTCACGCCGTCGTCGTCGGGCAGGTCGCGCGCGCCTGCCAGAAATGCCCCTGTGATGACGCCGCCCTGCCAGGCATCCAGGGCCGTCCTGACCGCCCGCGACAGCACCTTGGCCTCGCCATAGCTTGCGGCCCAGCAATCCACCTGCACCCGCGCCCGCGACAGCCCCGGCCCGTCCAGGCTGTGATCAACCGGGCCGTCCGTCACCACCGTCAGCGTCAGGCAGGGCAAGGCCTGCCCCTGCGGCGCCAGCCCCCAGTTGATCCGCGCGGCCACCCGGGCCGAAATGGCCGGAACAGTGCCCAGCATTGCGCGCAGCGCCTCTTCCATGCTCAGCGCCCCTTCCGCTTGACCGCCTTTTCAATCTGCAGCCGCAATTCATCCGCCAGCCGCAGCAGCATCGCCCGGCTGTCCTGATCCCAGGCGGGCCGCAGGAACGGGCGCGGCCGGGAATGTTTCGTGCCGAACTCCACCAGATGCCCGTGCCGCCCGCCTTTGCCCCGCCCATAGGACGTGCCCAGATAGACCGTCGTGATCCCGGCCTCCTTTGTCCGGCCCTTCAGCTTGTCGCTGACCGTGATCGACCGGCGCAAAGTGCCGGTGCGCACCGGCACCAGGGCTCGGGTCAGATCGGCGGTCGGTTCCACCGCCTTGACCATGGCGCGCTTCAGCGCCCCCTCTTCCCGCCGCACCGACTGCAGGCGTTCCAGCATCGCCGCCAGGTCCTTGAACCCGTCGACCTTGAATTCCATGCTCATGTATCGGCCCGCGCCGCTGCCGTGATCTCCACGCCCTCACGCCGCCCGATCTCTTTGACACCGGTGATATCGTACTCCCGGCCTTCGCAGATCAGCCGGTCCTTTGGCGTGATCTCCCCGGTCGCGAACGTCAACCGCACCAGAAATCGGGCGGTGATGCGGGCCGCCACCTGGGCCGCCGCAACCTGTTCCCCGTCCGACACGAACCGGCGTTGCGCCCAGACCGGCGGCCCGTAATCGACCCAGGACTCGACCTGCGCAAAACCATCGTCGATCAGGGTAAACCGGCGGAACTGCACCCGCCGGTCAAGCTTGCCCGCTTCCATCAGCTGCGCAGCAGCAGCGCGATCTGATAGGTGGCCGCAGCCCCGGCCGAGTTGGCAATCCGCAGAATATCCGCCGTGCCGGCCACAATCGCCCCGAACCCGCCGACCGCATCGCAGCCGAAGAACAGGAAAGCGCCGGGCCGCAGCGGGCCGAAGGTCGGGGTCGTGCCGCCCAGGAAGGTGGTGATCGGGCTGGTGCCGCCGCCGATGGTCAGGTTGGTGGTGTTCGGCGGCGCACTGGCCAGCTTCGGCGCATTGATGATCAGCGCCCCCACCAGCGTTGTGGCCGCGATATCCACGCCATAGACCGTTTTCAGCGCCGTGCCGTTCAGGTCCAGATCGTCGTTGGCCGCCGATGCCAGGGTGCGCTCATCGGCAAACAGCAGGTTCGCCTGCCCGGACCCGTTGCCCATCGAAAACTGCAGCACATCCTGCACCACAGCGCTGAAATTTGCTGCCCCGTAATCGTGGGCCCCCAGCTGGGTCGCCTCGAAAATGGCCGAAAGCTTCGCAGATACAGTCATCGCTCATCTCCTTGATGATAGGGTGCACCCCGGGCGGGGTCAGAACAAGCCCCGCTCCGAACGCGACGCCATCAGAAGATGCTTGAACACCGCAGAAAACTCTGCGTCGCCCGTTGGCATGCGGCGGTCGTACATCTCGGCCACCATCAGCCGCGCCAGTTGCCGGGTTGTCTCGGGCACCGCAGACGGCGCGCCATAACCGGCGACGAAATCCACCCAGAAGGCCGCTTCCCGATCTTCGGCTTCCGGCCAGACGGCAGGCGGCACAAGTTCGACAACGCCGGACACCAGGCGATACAGCGTGGTCGCAAAAACGCGCTCCACGCCTGCCGTGTCAAAGTACCGGATTTCGGCAATCGACTGGACCGGCCCAAGCGGCAACCGGATGCTGGCCTCGGGGCGCGCCGAAAGCGTAAGCCGCCAGGTCTGCGTCACAAGGGCCTCGCCCAATACACCGTCGCGCGCGTCCAGCCATCCGGTCGCCGCAGCGATATAGTCGGAAATCAGCCCGTCTTCGGTATCGCCGTCGACGCGGCACTGATCCTTGGCATCTTGCAGCGAAATCAGGTGCGCCGACGGCGGCGTGATGCGTGTAAGTTTCATGCCACCCCCTTGCCGGAACAGTGAAGGGGGCA